TGCATAATTTGATTTTGGATTTTTAGGCTTCTCTACAATCCTCACTGGAATGTGATTTTCTATTTCAATCACACCGAATCTTTCGGGGTCAACAACACGTTGAGCAAAAACACTAGCATTATAAGTTCTCTTCTTGGCTGCAAGAAGAGAACCAGTTAAAGTAGATCCGTAGTAGATATTATCCCCAAGAATCAAAGAGAAATTATCATATGTCTTTAATACAGATTCTTCATATGTTTTCTTGACGATATTAAATGCGTCAGCAATACCAATAGATTCTTCTTGAGCAGCAAACTTAATGTTCACCCCAAGAAAGACATCTGACTTATCAAACAGTCTTTCAAAAGTTTCTTTTTCTCCAGGAGATGTGATGATCAATATATCTTTAATTTCTGCTAACATTAATGTTGCCAGAGGATAATAGATTAATGGCTTATCATAAATTGGAAGCAGCTGCTTTGTTGCTGCAAGAGTTGCTGGGTATAGTCTTGTAGATTTTCCAGCTGCTAAAATAATACCCAGTGTTTTACAAGTTGTCATACTGCACCCGGAAGAGTTTGCTTTCTCACTTCAATAAAATCTAGAACAGATTGATCATTTTGCTGCTCTTCGGTTGGCATATACCAAGCCTTGCTTCTATTTTGCATAGTATCTTCATTTGGTTTTTGCACATAATAAACAGCTAAAGATTTTCTGTAGACATTATCTGGGCAATTTATTGCACCAGGAAGTCCATGCCAAGAGTTTTGTGTTGTGTCGAAGATTACTGCACGATTGAACTTTACATCAATGCGCTTTACCATTTCTTTGGCTTTATTTTTCTCTGCATCATGAGACCAAAATTCAAGCCCACCACCCCACTCAGGATTCCAATCCTTAGACAGGTAAATGATGATATTCAGTTTACGCTCAAATGGGATCTTAGGATGTAGTGAATAGTCTTGATGGATATTCAACTTACCTTTGTTGCCGTGCATATGCCAGCCACCACCATTTAGTCCATAATCAGCATACACATCTGAACCAGTTTTCTTTGATAGAAGCTCGGAGAATTGCGGGCTGCAAAGAAACCAAAATGCATTATATGTCAGCTTGGGAAATTTATCCCAAAGATTCATCGCGCGCTTGACTTCAATTGGATTATCATAGCGATATAAACGAGAGTCTTCATAGTCTGGAAATTCTAATTCTAGAGCAGAGGCAAAATTATCTGTAAAGAAATCATCAATCACGATGTGATTAAATGGTTCAGTCTTAATTTCTGCATTAAATATTCTTTCAATCGTGGTCGAATTAAACATCAACGAAACCTCTTAGTATACCATTCTATAGTTTTTGTAATGCCTTCTTCAAAGTCAACTTCGGGTTTCCACCCCAATTCTTCTTGAATCTTACTACTATCTATGTCATATCTAAAGTCATGCCCCTTTCGGTCTTCTACAAAATCAATATGCTTAGATACATTTAAACCCATCTTATGCAGAATAGTTTTCACGACTTCAATATTAGGTAGTGGAGAATCTCCCCCAATATTATATTTTTGACCCGACTTACCTTTTTCTAATACAGTAGAAAGTGCAGAACAATGATCGTCAACATACAACCAATCGCGGATGTTCATACCATTACCATAAACAGGAACTTTTTCATGCCTGAGTGCTTTGGTAATTACAGTAGGAATTAATTTTTCTGTGTGCTGTCGTGGTCCATAATTATTGGAGCAATTTGTCATGACAGTATCTAGACCATGAGTCTCATAATATGCCTGAACAAAATGGTCGGCTGCAGCCTTAGATGCTGCATATGGAGAACGTGGATCGTATGGAGTTGTTTCTTTGAATGGAGCAGCATATTCATTCAACGATCCATATACCTCATCAGTAGAGATGTGTAAAAACCTAATTGGGTAATCTGTTTCTCTGATCGCCTCTAGTAGATTTACTGTTCCAAAAACATTTGTAGATACAAATGGAAATGAATTTCTGATGGAACGATCTACATGGCTTTCTGCAGCAAAATGAATTATTGCTCTTGGCTTATATAGATTCAACATTCTTCGAACGAAGTTTTTATCGCATATATCACCTTTATGCATAAAGTATCGCTCATCATACAAATAACCATCTAGATTATTCATATCAGCAGCATAAGTCAATGCATCTATATTCACTACTTTTTCATTATTATTTTCTAAGAAATAACGAATAAAGTTGCTGCCGATAAATCCGCAGCCACCAGTCACCAATATAGTCATACAACCTCACATTATTATTTGGCTCTCATTGCCTTATAGTCAATCTTAGCATTTCCTGGACGACCTTCACCCTTTGGTAGAGCGATTCTGGGAACACCAGCAATAATTGGTTCGTGTCCTGTTAGTGTGTCATGAACGTGAGCTCCATCAGGCATTGAAGTTACAAGATGTCTCGCAGTTCCTTCTTCACCATAACCAAACTTACCGTGACCTGTTGCTGCTTCAAAGTGAACATGCTTCAACAACCCAGGATGAGCTTTATGTATTGCAGTAACAACTTCCTGAGCTTCTTCTCTGAGCTTACCCTGAGCTGCTGGCTTTTTACCTTTCATCTTTTGCATATGCTTTCCAACTTCACGAATTGCATTCATAATTTTATTCTTATGCGCTTGAGTGAAGCTTGGATTTGTTCTCATATGTTCATTTGTAGCATGGTCATATGTAGCAACGAATTCTTCAGGCTGTGCAGACATTAGCTGAGAGTCGCCTTTCTTTAGAGAAATTGGATGATGCTCACCACTTTCTCTTGAGCCAATTACAATATCTGCTTTAGAAGTTGCATTCTTTGCGCCATTCTTTTGCCATAGAGGAGAAACTTTAGCTCTAGATGAGCCAGCAACTTTTGCTTCTAGTTTAAGCTTTACTGCATTTTTAAATGAAGGATGGTTAGCCAGCGAGTGTACAGTTGATGCTGCATGCTGTAGCTCTGCGTAATATGCGTCGTGGTTAATCTTACCACCAGTATGTCCAGCATGTGGTGCATTTTGCACATTCAATGGATGGTTTGGATTCTCTCTGGCTTTTTCAATTTCATTTTTAATTTGGTCGGAATTCTTATGACCAATTAGAGTTTTAGCATTTTTTGCATTAATGACATGATTCCACAAATGAGCAGTTGCGTGCTCATCGTCGTAACCTGAGCCTCTTGCTTCTGTTATGTACTCTAAAAATGCCATTTTGATACCTTTTATTGCGTTATCTGTTTCTATATAGTTTCTAACTACTTTATTTTTTTTCCAGTTCCTGCGTTCGTTCATTCTTCAATTGCATTTTAAATTTAATTCCAGTATTGTTAGAATTTTTAGCATTTGCTCCGTATGAGAAAGAGAATTCTGCATCAGAGAATTTCTTAATTTTAAATTTCATACTACTTGCATTAAAATCTAAATAAACCTGCTGCACTTGAATTGATTTTGCTATATTATTCAATATTTCTCTATACATAGGATTATCATTCATGTAATCTACCAGTGAATATCCTAAAGGAGAGATCACTAAAGAATATGCACCTTTGTAGGTGTTAGTTTTAAATACAGTAGTTAAAGAATCGTCGGTTGCCTTTTTATTAATAACTTCATAAAAAGAAGCAAATTGTTCTTTGAATATTTGTATTCTCTCTGCAGTGGTAGAAAATTTCTTTTGGATATTCTTCTCAAGATAATTTGATATATCAACAAGCGATAAATTTTTCTTTCCTATGATACGTTCAAGTTCAACATATCCAGGATGTTTTATTTTTTTAATTGATTCTAAAATATTGTCACTAGTGGTGCCTGAAGTTTTAGTTAAATTTAATAAACTATCAACATACTTTTTTTCTTTTTGAGTTGGACTTGGATAGACTTTCGGAATATAATCGAGAATCGCCTTTAATGAAGGCGCAGCACCCGCCTCGAACTTAGCAGAGAAATTCATCTTAATTTCTTTGTCATCAAAAATCATAACCACAATATAATCAATTAATGGGGCATTTGAATTATCTTGAAAATAAAAATATTTAAAGTTTTGATACTCAGGCTGATTTACGACCCAACGCAGAGAAATAACTTCTCCAAAATCTTTACCGATAGATTGTCTATCTTGTGGCTTAACTAATGAATATGCAGCCATAGTTTTACTATCATATGATATATTTCCTACTTTACCTCCCTTAGCTTGGTTGAACAATGAAAGCATAAACTTTTTAGTGGGATCATCTATCTTTAATCTCAAAACACTGGACTCTACAGTCCTATCGTACATATCGACTGAGGTAAATTTCACACTCAATCCAAGAGAAGATGGTGATAGTTCTTTAGTTTTAATTGAACCTTTTTCAGTATAGGTATTTACACAATAGAATTCTTTTCCATCTAAAGTCTTTATTGGAGAAGATTTAATTCTCACAATAACTGGCGTATACTTTCCTGAGATTATCTTTTGAATCTCACTCGAAACATCTTGAATTTCTACTGTGAACTTATATGTTTTAAAAAATTGTTTAAGATCCGTACTGGTAGCAACTTCAAGTGCTTTATATGAAGATTGGTATCTTGAAACTTTCTTTTCGACTTTAATGTCATTTTTATCGAAAATTCCAATAATAGCCTCAATTGTTTTATTTTGATCATCTAAAGTTGAGCTTGTTATTTCTCCAATATTTTTAGACATCTCACACCTTTAGCCCACTGAATTTAGATTTACTAGTTCTAGGCTGTTCATTAAAATCTTGCCCAGAGTCTACGATATTCTTCTGTGCGCTCTGTTCAATATCATAAAGTCTCATCTTGCTTCTATCGATACCCAAAGCGAACCTCTTATTTAGCGTTGGGTCATTATATCGATTCTTCAACTGCTTCACCATAATCTGATTGAGGCTTTCAAGTTCCTCGCTAGAGATTAGGGCGAACATCATATCAGCGGTTGCAGGTAGACCGAAGGATTCAGAAGTATCCTCAAGACCAGGATCGGTATTGCTGAAACCAGTACGAGTCGTCTGAGTCGCCGACATAATCGGAACCTTAAACTCTACTGCAAGACCTCGCAGTTCTTCAGCGATTGCCTTGATGTAGGAATAGCTGTTAACATTGGCACCGTGTTTGATACGAGCCGATGCACAAATATTAAGATAGTCAATGAAGATGATACTGGGTTTAAAGTGTTTCTTTAGAGCAAGTTCATTCAAAAGATTGCGGAAATGGATAGAACTGGCTGATGCAGTCGGATACTCCTTAATGATTAACTTACCCTTAATATTCTCCTTGAGACGACCAATCTTACGATCGTAGACATCTTTAGGAAGATTACCAAGGTCTTCAAGTTTAACATTAAGGAGGTTTGCGTCAATACGTTCAGCAATCTTTTCTTCAGCCATTTCCATGGTGATATAGAGAACGTTCAGATTTTGAGCTAGAGAAGATGCAGCCATATGACACATGAACAAAGATTTGCCCACACCAGTACCAGCCAGCGCAATATTCAAAGTTTTTTGAGGCAATCCGCCTTTGGTAATGCGATTAAAGTAGTCAAGGTCAAAGGGAACTCGGCTCTCAACCTTATGATAAAATTCATAACGCTGTTCAGCATTTTCAATATAGTCGTGACCGATATTAGGATCAAACGAAATAGACAAAGCATCTGATAAGATTTGCGGGATAGAACCCTTAGTCTTATCAGTCTTTGTCTTTCCGTCTAGAATCTGAATCGATTCTAGGATAGCATTGTGTAGTGCTTTTTCTTGACAGAATTTCTCAGTCTGTTCTGTGAGCCACTCAGACTGACTCACCTCTTTGTTTAGTCGCAATTCTTCAATTAGATCTGAACACTTCTTATAATCTTCTTCGAACAGACCTTCACGACTTTCTAGTTCAACCTGAATCGCTTCATGACTTGGGAGGAGATTGTACTTTAGAACGTACTTTTGAATTTCCTCAAAGAGGATCTTTTCACTTCTTTCTTGCAGGTACTCGCTCTTCAGATACGGTAGAGTTTTTCGAACGAACTGTTCTTCTAGGAACAGGTTCTTCAAAATAATCTTCTCTATTTTCTTCATTTAAATTCTCTCTGTAGTATTTCTCGACCTGGGAAGCAAGCGCCTTTTCAAGGATTACAAGAAGTATTTGTCCAACTATGATGCAAAATTTAGTGTCTTGCATATAATCGGTTTTTTGTTTTTCACTTAGATCTAAATTAGAGATATTAACATCGAACGATGCCTGCTTACCTTTATAACCCAGATCCTCATTCATCTTGATAGGACCATAGGAGTATATTATACCCTTAAACTTTCCTCTAAGCAACTCTATTTGAAGAATATCTTCCTCATTACTGGGTGCAGCTACCTTGAAATATTTGCCTTCAGTATATTTGAAATTTCTATACTTAGACTGAAGTTTATCTAATAGTGACTGAAACAATTTATTCATCTTCTTGCTCCACATCTACCGCAGCTGCAGTAGGAACATTTGAGTCTGTTTTGGCAAACTGATACTTACCACGAACCCACTCTTTAAACGACTTGTTTTCCAAAATAGAATCCCAAAAATCAGCAGTGTCTGTATCTGCCAGACGACACTTCTTGGCTTCAACTTCACCAGTTTCCATATTGACCTTAGAATACCAGCCATTGGTAGGTTTTACAACATGACCAGATTCTAGTGCAATTTCAAGAAGACCAGACCACTTGCTGATGCCACCATCAAACTTAACAGTTACTGGAATCTTAGCTTTCTCGCGGACATAGCGTGATTTTTCAACATTAATGATGAAGCTGTATCCGACAAGTTCAGTGCCATCCTTTTCTTGCTGACGACCAATAATAAAGATATTGTCAGCCGAATAATAACTTCCTGTGTTATGAGTGACGACACCATTTTCTAAAACATAATGTTCCGCTTCCTTCACAGAAAGATCATAAACTTTTCTTTTGCCGACCGAAGTAATACTTTTAAATTTCATAATTTCCTCTTTTTACATTTATCATTGTGCCACCGTTTTAGATTGGAGGCAGTTGTTACAATATCGCAGTGACCACATTTCATTTTATTTTCTGGTTTTAATTTTCTAGGATTAATCCAATCTGGACAATTAACTCTAGAATCAGTATACAAAACTCTTACAATTTCTAGAGTATGAATATTCTGTAGCATCACATATCCCTTTCTACCAATCTTAGTTTTGTGCTCTTTAGATTTTGGTTTCTTTGCTATACTATCTACCCAAGATTTAATTT